TCATAATCAATGGGGATACCATTTTCTTTCGCGTATTTTGGATCTTCAGACTTTTCAAAAGCCTTAGCTTTTGGGTCATCCGTTTTAATGAGTACATATGGTACCCTATCACCCGATTGTGGCTCCGACCCGGGTTGGCGTTCACGCATTTTTCTCACAACTTGTACATGTGCTTGATTTATATAATCGATATTAGGGCTATTAATTGATACACTCTGTCCTTTTACTTTATATGAATCTGAAAGACCCTGTGAAAGTGTGAGCTTTTCAATGGGTACGTCTCCCTCAATCAGTTCAATCGCACGTTGAAGAGCCAGAGCTCTCGGAGCTTCTGTGTCATTACTCTCGAGCACAACATCAAGAAGTTCTTTACAAACTTCCCGTACGTGCGCAGTATTGTCGCGTCTCACGAGCTGAAGACCCTTCACATCTATATAATCCATGTTCATCTTTCCATCTTTTCCTTGTGTCCAGAGCTTTGCGGCATATCGTTTTTTAGAATAGAGGAAATAGGGCCAATACACCTTTTCCAATTCTAGATTATTGGGTTTCTTAAAAAGTGCACTACATTCTTCAGCGGCGCGTTCACCAATTTCCCAACTATATTCGACGGCTTCGATGCCTTTACGGTCACCTACATCAAATTCAACCATTACCGAGTCGGTGTCACCGTATCTCACTTTCGCACCCGGAAAGTTCTTTTCCACGTACTCCTTTGTTTCATCAATCATACTCCGACCTTTTGTTGTTACCGTAGACGCGATGTTTACACATGGGAGTATCCCCTTTGATGCACCTGTGAATCCATACACGGAGTTCATACTAATTTTGTAAGCTAATTGCTTACCATTATACATCGCTTTGAGTGCACCTGTGGATACCGCCATATCTTTCTTCGCTTGCTTCCTGAATTGTTTCAATTCAAGTAAAATGCTGGGTAACAACGTTGGAACACCTTGTGCAAATTTGCATAGACGCTTTGTCGGTGGTTGCCCCTCAACTTTACTCGGTACAGGAATCTCAAATGTCTCATACTCCACACCAGGTACGTTTTCGTATTTAGGATCCATAACAAGACTCGAATAACACAAGTTGTGTGCCATCATGATGGAGGGGTACAGACCTTCGAAATCAAGCGCTGTAATCGGTGTATAGTATGCACCCTTTTGAGCGTCAAGAACAGTCGCACCTTCATATCCTTGGTCACCCATCTGACCATATTGAATTGTGGGTACCATGAATCCCATTTCCCGTGCCTTCTTTGTGAGTTGACTAAACACCTTAATTTGCTGTCCCCGTTCGACGAGATAACATAATGGAGTCCAGGTTGCTTTCGCCATTTCCAGTAGATTTACAAGAATGCATAATTTAGACAAGAGTCTATGAGGAAGCAATGTATCCTTAATACAATACTCTGCAACTTCACGCAGTTTTACTGGATCGGCTTCTTTGTAGCGTGCAAACATTTCTTTCGCCGGCATATCAATTTTGCTGTCCCCGAGGTACAGTTTAGACACGTTGTCAAGTTTATATGAGTCGAGTTTGTAACCTTTCTTCACCTCATGAAACAAATCAAATATAAATCTACCAGGCATACTCACGAGTTTTAAGTCGTTATCACCCAATGCACTCGAAGAAAGTTTCTTCAGGGTAAGTTCACAATTATGGCCACGAAGTTTACTCAATTGAAAAAATTTGAGGTCACATCGCGTAACGATGGCGCGTTTCATCAAATATTCCAAATCAAACCCAAATATATTCCACCCAGTGATGATGTCTACGTCCTTATCATGTAAATATTCACGGAATGCCATTAACATTTCGCGTTCAGTATCGTACGACAGAATAGTAGAACCTTCCAATTCCGGATCAGTCTTTTTGTAACATAGACAGGTTTTATCGTATGGTTCGTCACTCCCAAATTTACAGAGTGAAATTGCGATTTGAAAACATGCATCACCTTGGATATCAGCATCGGGGAATTTACCAGTAGAACTATTACATTCAATATCCACGGATGCAACTACAAAAGGTGCAGTTTTCGGATTTTCAACTGGTTTTAACTCACGCCAATTCTTACATTCGAGGTCGATGTCAACGTGCGCGTTATACGCAGCTGTACATAAATCACCTGTATCGAGCCATCCAGTTGACTGAATACCAGTTCTGTGCATGAGTCGAAGTACCGGGTCCAAATTAGATTCGTACATTTTCATGCGAATACTTTCATCTGGAAGTGGTCGTCGAAGACGTCCAGCAACCATACGTCTCGAAGCGAGATTTCTAAAAAATAACTGAAGGTATGGGAATTGCTCATTGTTTTGAAATCCCCAAACATCTTTGCGGTGGATCGTGTTATAACTCGTGAGACAACCAGGACACGCCTTTTCGATTTTGTTGTATATGATTTGCACCTTTTGTTGTGTTATATTACGAGGCAACTTTACAAAAAAGTAAGGTGTAAATGCTGTCGTTACACATACAGACTTACCCTCACTTGTTTTACCAAAGATACTGATCAAGTGTTCGTCGTCTGTATCCCTGGTCTCCCAGGTGAGTGCTTGGAAGACAACCATACTTCGTTATGTACCTAAAATTTTAATATCATTTAATAATAATTATGTCAGCTGCACTTGTCGATCTTGTATCAGTCGGGGCTCAGGATGCCTACATCACTGGCGAACCCCAAGTCAGTTTCTGGCGCCAAAACTACAAGCGCTACACGAACTTTGCTCTCAAGCCAGAGCGCATGGATTACATCGGTACTTTCACGAGTGGCGCGGAAGTTGTCGTACCAATTCGCTCGAAGGGTGACCTTTTGAGCTACATATGGGTGGAACACCCAAATATTTCCAACGTTGGCGTAAACACTGATGGCCTCTTTTCTTCGGGTGATACCAGTGTGACTGAATTCAGTCTTCACGTTGGTGGACAAGAAGTTTGCAAGTTCGATTCCTTGTATGTACAAGGTGTTCACAACGTTGTGTACCGTGATACACAAGCCAAGGCATCTTGCTCCGTGACATCGGAAACAGTCGCCGATAACGCGAAGGGTGTCGCTGGTACCGCGTCCGATTATTACATGGTACCATTCTTCTTCAGCGAAGATTGGACTAAGTCGCTCCCATTGGTGGCGTTGCAATATCACGAAGTTGAATTGCGAATCAAGTGCCGTTCTGGTCTCGGTAACTTGGGAGCAAGCCCAAAAATATACGGTATGTATGCATACTTGGACACCGCCGAACGCGAGTATTTCACGTCACAAGAACACGAAATCCTCATGACCCAAGTGCAATATCAACCAATGACAAAGACTGACACGTCTATCGATTTGACTTATTTCAACCATCCAGTCAGGGCGCTCCACTTGACAACGTCAAATGTGTCTGGTACTGGATGGGCGAGTGATTACAGTTTCGATACCGCGTCGCTTTACATTAACGGCCTCGCCCTATTCGAAAATGGTTCGAACACATTCCACCATAATGTTGTTCACGAAATGCACACCACTGCACTCGCGCCATCATCTCTTGATGCGGTTCCACTCTTCACGTGGCCATTCTGCTTGACCATGAACCGGTCACAGCCAAGTGGCTCTTTGAACTTCTCTCGCATAGATAATGCGAAACTTACCATTCAAAGTCCAAGCTCCGGTGCCAATGATGGATTATATAGAGTTTACGCTGTAAACTACAATATTTTGAGAGTGAAAGATGGTATGGCGGGTATTGCATTCTCCAACTAAATTAATTTCCAGAAGACCCGAAACCACGATTTCCTCTCTGCGTTTCCACGAGTTCTTGTACTTCTTCGATGAGAGGTGTTTCACACCTTTCCAGAATCATTTGTGCAATTCTATTTCCCTTCTTAATGACGAACGGCTCACTCCCGTGATTAAGTAGGATGACTTTCAACTCACCCGTAAAATCTGGGTCGATGACACCCGCACCGGTTTGAATGCCATACTTAAGTGTCAAACCGGATCTAGGTGCAATACGACCATAAACACCAGGTGGCAAATGTGCACAGACACCAGTACTTACAAAAGCACGTTCGAGTGGCGGGACGATTACTTCTTCCATGCTATATAAATCATAGCCAACGGACCCAGGTGAAGTCCGTGTAGGAATGATCGCATCTTCGTGTAGCTTCTTAATTTGAAGACTCATGAATAACATTCTGGTGTAATCTTTATACAAGTATATATAAATGATACCTCTCGTCATAGCACTCGGTGCGGCCGCTCTCGCGTACACATTCACCGGAGAAAACTTGGTCTCCGCTTCGGAAGCGAAGAAACTGATCAAAAGTGGAAAGATAAAGAAAGTCATAGATGTACGAACATCTACAGAGTACAGACTTGGTCACTACCCAAGAGCGTTACATTTGCCAGTCAACAAAATGAACGAAAAAACAACGACAGAACTTCCAAAAAAAGGATTGCTCGTCTACTGCAACACCGGACAGAGGGCAAGGATTGCGGCAGAGAAATTAATTGATTTGGGATTTGAAGATGTGTATTACATAGCAGGACATTACTCAAGTTTGAACTGAAACGTGTGTCTATGTATCGCACCTGACTTTTAATAATCTTTCAATGCGCACCTTTTCCTTATTCATAAACAAAGTAAGTTGTGTAATCGGGTCATCGAGATACACTTGCCCATGGTTTTTTAGTCTATCACATTTTATGACCTGATTCACGCGTACGATATTGACACGAACAACTCTTTCTCTTACGGATTTACTATAATGTGCGGCGAGTATAGCTGCATCCCTCTTCGTTTCCTTAGGAAGTACATCTTCTTCACAACATACGACGACATGAGAACCAGCACCACCGTCTGTATGTAGCCACCATTCATTTGGAAAACTCGATTGTGTCAATGCGTCATTATCTTTCGCGTTCTCACCCACCTTAATGGTGATGCCATCGAATGATGTGTATGACTTCATACATAAGTTAGAACCTACGTTTTTATATAATTTATGGCCAGAACGAAGACTACTACGAGGGAGCAAACTTGGAATAAACGCGACAACTATATATTGAAGATGTTTGTGTGGCAGTTATATAATAGATTACACACTATCGAATTATTCGCAGTCTATGCATATATGCGTTTGGTAGAAACGCGTTTCGTCGTTAAGAAATTGAAAACGAGCGATCTGAAGTTTGTTCAATTTTAGTAAATTTAACATCTTTAATTTTATCAATCATCCGGTTGACGTGGTCTTGTGTGATTATCATACATTGTTCACACATGACGCGCCCCTTGTGTTCGACCAACAATGGACCTCCCGTGCCGACGACTGCCCTAATAATATCAAGCATGTTTCTTAATATCTCATTCACCTTGATTGACTTAGGCAATAAAAATATCTGTTTAAACTAGGTATGAATAATAATTCAGTTGTCATAGAAACACCTCCTAAAACACCTAACAGTCCAGTGCGCGTCATACAAAATGTGAGCCCGGATATTATCAGGCGTCAAAGTTTGAATAACCTCAGGCGTATGCGAAGAGAACTGATGTCTTTTGCTAACGCGGGGTTTATAGGTCGAAGAATTGATTTCAACAACTCAAATAATCGTCCAAACACATCAAATTATATGAAGAATAAAAAAAAGGTAAAAAATAATGCAAACGAAAATAATCGGACACGAAAAATTACATGGAAAAATATGAATGTGAAGAATCTTCCAATAGATCCAATCACGGCAAATGAATTCAATTACGGAGACAAAGCGGTAAAAATAAATAAACTGTATCTTTCGCCAACATCGTTTAGAAAGATGGCTCGCATGTCCATGACAAGTGCTATAAACGCAAACGGAAACATGGTTCTATTTAAAAATCCGATGACACGGGGCAATGTTAAAAAGGGTGATATTAAATTTGTTGTGTTAAAAAAGCAATAAACTAAAATTCGCTAAATTATATGCACGTAGTGTTAAAGTCGAGTCCCACGCTCACGCATAAATATAGGGTCACTCTACCAAACAAAAAAACAATCGATATAGGTTCCATGGATTCACCAGATTACACAGATCATGGGAATCCAAGGCTCATGCGTGCACACCTACTTCGTAAAGGTGCCGAGATACCCAGGGAAGTTCGAGTGGAAACAGACCTATACGAGATACACCGTGGCATGTTATATGCAGACACCAGTACTGAAGAAAACTGGAACGATCCCTCTCGTGCGGGGTACTGGGAAAGATGGGTATTATGGAGTTACCCATCGGTTGAACATGCTAAGTTATGGATGACGATGCGTAAAGGTATTCTATTCATGCCCACGGAAGAAATGTTGTGGTTTTGTGATGATCAAAAAATGCATTAAGCACCCGTTGACCCAAATCCACCAGCGCCACGTCCAGTTTCGTCGAGTGTATCAATCTCGTGTACATCCGGGGTTTCACACCTCTCTAAGACAAGTTGAGCAATTCTATCACCCTTCTTAATCTCAAACGGAACGTCCCCGAGATTAAAAAGAGCGACCTTAATTTCACCGGTATAATCCGGGTCAATAACACCCGCACCCACGTGAATGCCATGCTTCACGGTGAGACCAGATCTCGGTGCAACTCGTCCATATACGTTCATCGGCAAAACAACTGCGACCCCCGTACCGACAAGACTTCGTTGCGAAGGAGACAATACAACCTCATCGACACTGTATAAATCGTATCCAACAGCACCGCCAGAACCACGAGTTGGAACAATAGCATCTTGAACGAGTTTTTTCACACGGAGTTCAGACATTTACTTATAAGAGTCCGTAATCTTTATCTTAATTAAGGAATATACGGCTTAATTCATAAATGTGGTCCATCCATAACGCAG